GGACGGGAGTTTATTCTTTCTCCGAGCATAGTAGAGGAACTTTCCAGCAATGTTGCTGTGGATCGTTCTACTTTTGTGTCTATTCGCGATCTTGTTCCCGGCCACTGGTTTCCCCAAGACCCTAGCGAACCGGTACGAACGGGAAGTTCACCCATACTCGGGACTGGACCCCGAAACGTGGCAAGAGTTCAAAGTAAACATTCGCGCATTCGAGCGGGAGCAGGACGTGGTCGTGGCCGCAAGACAGCTGTACGCGGCGATGGAGAGTATTCGTAGCCTCGGACTTTCGATTCAGCGTGCAGACGATCACGAACATCAAGAGAAGCTCGACGATATTGCCAATCGGCTCGGCATTGAAGGGGAGCGTGATCTCTACATGACGGCGAAGCGAAAGGGCGTTTACTTTTTTCCAAGATACTTAAACGAGACCGACGATGATCAAGCAGGAAATGCCGCCAAAGACACCCGTCGCGGAGGTACCATCGGCGATCCCGGAGTCCACTACCCCGCCCCTCGCCAGCGAGGAGACACCGGTCCGGCCCCCACTGACGACGCGTTCTGGGCGGACCGTGAAAGCCCCAGTGAGGTACAGCCCTCAGGAACGCTGCGAGGATGATTACGCCTCGGACGAGTATGATTCGGACGAGTCTTCGGTACACACGTCGGATGACGAGTGTGATTCCGAGGACATCTCGAGCGAGTCGGATGCTGATTCGGAGGGCAATCTTGCCGGTTTTGTAGTTAAAAGTGACGATGAAGATATAGACAGTGATGTTTCAGCCTCCGGAGGAGATGGATCCGAGATCGACTCAGGTGATGAATGAACAACCGCGTGAAGAGTATTACCTTCCGCCGCAGATACAGAAGCATGACGAGTTTCTCGAGAGCGTCTCGAAGCAGACGCTCGTTCTCGTCTTTGCTGCATTTTTTATTGGGCTCCTGTTGGGGAAGTCATTGACCCCAATTGTGCTGCGCCAATGAAGGGAGTTCCGGGTGACGTGAGCCCTTGACCATACTCTGTACCGGTCGTCGTGTATTCGTACTGCTCATCTTTCGGAATGATGGTCATCGGTGCAATACCCGCCGATGACTCGAGTCCGACAAAATCACCAAACCCAGTGACTGCCGCGACGTTCGCAAACGCATCTTCCTGGATAAAGCCCGACATTGGGTGTTCACGCATGTTGAGCCAACCGGCTGCATCCTTGAACACTTCCGTCTGATTATCCTGTGTATCGATGAGCTTTTCCTCGATGTACGGCATGACTGTATTTTCATCACGCGGCGGTGCGTAGCAGCTCTTTTTTGGCCTGAGCATGATAAACATGAGCGTCAACACGAGGACGGCGAGACCGAGCCAGAGCGCCCACTTCATACTAGTGTATGGTTAGAAATTTAGATCAGACCGTTCGCCATTGCACCAGCACCGATCGGCTCGGCGGCCGGACCTGCGTCGATCGGCGGGGGAGCCTCTGCCGCTGCAGCGCGCTCCTTCTCCAGCTGCTCGCGACGCTTGATAATCTCGGCGGCGATACGCACGTCCGCCTTGGCAACCAGCTCCTGCATCTCCGCCTCGGGAAACTCCTTCTTGAGGTCCTCGATGAGCTCAGCCGGGTGAGGAATGGGCGGAACGTCGGGCTTGCTGTAAAACTTGGAGTTCTCGTCGCCCGCCTCGATGAAGGGCGTGGCGCTCCCCTCGATCGGCTTGGCCATCATGTCACGCTTGCGCTTCTCAAAGTGAGACGCCGCCTCGCGCTGGTTCTGGCGGTACTTGGACATAATCTCCTCGAGCTTCTCGTTCTGGTAGTGCACGTCGTCAATCTGGTCACGGTCTGGCGGAATCAGCAGCCACTTGTACATGTCGACGACATAGATATCGACGGTCGCATCCTCCTTCTGAAGACGCTTGGCGTGACTGGCCGCCTCCTCCTTGGTCGGGAAGCACCCACGAATCTTCATACCCAGCTTCTCATTCTTCTGCGGCTGATCGGGGCCGACAATGGAGATGAGAGCGTAAATCTGTCCGGGAACAGTCAGGAAATCCTGCTCGAGCATACCACCGGCAGACGCCATATAGTATGTACATGCGCTTTTGTTTTAAGTCAAAAAACGCGTTGTGTCTTCACGAGTCGCCTAAAAGCAACCCTCGCACTTCAAGTATGGAGGCCATTCGCCGTGCGCACAATCAGTGCAAGCGGATCCTCATCAATGAGCATGTTCGACCAACTGATCAGATTCTCGACTGTGGATGCGGGCGTGGTGGCGATTGGCACAAGTGGAAGTCGATCGGCTACCAACGCCTCGTCGGCGTCGATCCAGAAATCGAGTCCCTCAAAGAGGCGGAGAAGCGTGCAAACGAGATGGGCATGCGCCATATGATGCTCGTCCACGGCGACATTCACGACGTTCAGAACCTCGGCCCGTTTGACGTTGTCTGCTACAACTTTTCCATCCAGTACATTCTCGAGACGATCGAGGAGTCGTGCGAGGCGATTGCAAACGTCGTACGGCCTGGCGGGAAGCTCATCGGCATCACCCCCGACTTTGCGCGCATCGTCAATTTCAAATCGCCAGACGCGCTCGGCAACACGATCAAGCTGATCGACTCGATGCACGTCGAGGTGAAGCTGACCGACGGTCCATTCTATGCAGATGGTCCACGCGAGGAACCCATCATGGATCAGGACATCCTGGTCGAAGTGCTCAGGCCGTGGTTCGATCTCGTCTCGTGGAAGCCTATGATGCAGGGGAAGACTGGTATCATCTCGGACATTTACTCGACGTTTGTTTTTCTCCGCAAGTAGGAGGAATGAAGGTTTCACTTGCGTATGTCGCGAGTCTCGTCGGGCTCGTAGGAACAGTAGGTGTCATTGCATCTATGGTCAAAGAACCACCAATGCTCGTCGACATAAAGAGGCGTTATCGCGTTCTGCTCGCCCATCTGCGTTCGACACCAAACATCGACGCACGGTTTGAGGTGCTTCGGCGCCATGAACCTTTGCTTACTGGCATTGACTCGTCTCGTATGAACCGTGGTACGATCGGGTACAATGTCAACAAGGGGTATGAAATTTTCATTTGTATCGACAATGCCGGGTCGGTCGATGCTGCCATGCACGTGCTCATTCACGAGCTCGCACATATGACCGTACCCGAGTACGATCACACCGATGCGTACTGGCAGAGCTTCAAGGATCTTCGGGACCTTTGCGTTTCACTCGGTCTGCTCACCGTGTCCAACACGCCGACGATGTATTGTGGTGGCCAGATTACAGCCTAGCCCTATTGCTCCGCAATAGTCCCCTACATCTGGTTCTTCAGAACCTTGAACGCAAAGTAGAAGACGATTGCGGCGAGCAGGGCAGACACAGCCATGCCGGTCGCCGTCATATCACCCGCCTCGGACAGAAACTTGGGCACCACGTCCGCCAGCTTCTCCTGGACGGGCTTGGAAAAAGCGAGCACCGCCGCGAGACCCGCAACAGCCGCCTGGAACTGATCGTCCGTCAGACCCAGAGGGTTCCCAGTCTTCTTCGATGGCGACGCGCCAATCATGCCCGGGCTCACAGCCGTCACGCGGTTGGACGTCGGTGAAACGTACGCGGCCGAGTTGACACCCCCTGGGGCCGAGTCATCCATGTCGAACGAAGATGAAGGCATCACGTCAGAGATGGGCGTGGAGAAGTCCATCATCGTGTTATTATTTGCGACAGAAGTTTTTTCGTTAAACATCACTGCACCTGGACCCGCCGGGGGAACTTCGCCGGGGCGAATCGTATCAGCACGCGTTTGGATACCCATCTGGCGATCCATGACGGGCTCAGGCTGCTGCGGGAGTTCATCGATCGTCGGGAGGTACTGAATCATGGTAGAACCGCCTGAGCCAAAATCCATGTTCTCCATTGATTCTCAGTGAGAGTCTTTTTGGCGTCGTGGGACGCGTCCTACATCTTCTTGACGTTGATCACCGATGACCCCCTTTTCACGATAGGCGTCCCCGATGTCGATTGGAGCGTCGGTGGGTGTTGCGGGTTGTAGTTTTTCGAGTGGTAGTTCCACATAGAGTCCGACCCGATCCTGAACCCCTTGCGAATAGGCGCCTTGTAATGAAAGACACAGTCTTCGATTCTGTTTGATTTGCTCGTATTGTCCAGGACCAGACACTCGTAGTTCTCCGTACAGGCGTTCATCACTTGGCAAAACATGTCGAACGTCGGAAAGACGCCGAAGAATGACTTGTACAGCCGCTCGCGATTTTGAATGACATTCTCGCGCAGAACAAAGACGTAGTCGACGTTGGCACGCAGATCGGGTGACAAGTCCATGCAGTACTGCATCGTCAGCATGAAGAAGAGCTTCCAGTGACGACCGTTCATGAAGCATTGACGGATACACGTGTCCTTCATGAACGCCTTGTCGTACATGCAATCGTCCATGAGCAGAAAGGCTCCCGTCTTACGCCCGGCACCGACGAGCGTCCTCTGGCGGGCGAGCACTCGTTCGATTGCATTCTTGTTGTAGTCGCCGTAGATGAACAGATCTGGCACAAACTGCTTGTAGTAGTGGTTCCCGTCCTCCGTGCCTGACATGACGATACCGCACGGCA